TTAGTACTAACCTCTCTCCCGAACAGACCGTAAAATTCCAAAATGAAGTAATGCATCAGTTTTATAGCATGGTAGATAATATTTTTATTGCTACCACTAAAGTTATCGTTTAATGTTTGATTTTTTAAATAAGATTTTATTTAAAACTAAGACTCCAGATACGGCTAATTTAGATGAAAACTCTGAATTTCAGCCGTATCTGGTGCAGCGATGGTGCAGTATGTACTCCCCTGAAGTAACTGTATTGCTTAACCAGACAAGCAATGTTCATTGGTCTACGTTACAGAGTAATTCTGAATGGTTTAACTATCTACATAGTGTTGTACCTAAAACTAGATTTAAACGTATTAATTACATAAAGAAGAAGAAAGATACTGAAAGTAAATCCGTACAAAAACAAACTATACAAAAAGTTGCTAACAATCTTGAAATTTCCAGTAGAGAGGTAAGTTTGTATATAGAACAATTTAATTTAAATTTACCAAATGAAAAAAAGTGAAATCGCTTTAGAAAAAGCAACAAAAGATATGAGTAAGTCTGATCGCGAAAAAGCGTTTCAGGCTTATGAAGACGTGGGTACTAATTTGACTAAAGGTATGGTGCGACTCGAGGACTATACCGGTAGTGATCTTAATCTTGCTAGTTGGCGCTTGACCGCTGTATTAGACGACATTTTAATGTGTCAATTTGCTGATACTAACGAAGATGGCACGCAAATTATGCGTGGCGGGATTTTTGTACCTATCAATGTTACTCAGCAAGCTTGGCGTGTTGCAAAAGTGCTTTTAGCAGGTCCTCGTGCTAAAGTTAAACCAGGCCAGCACGTTATTTTTCCGAGCACATTTGGTCTAAAGGCTAGCAACATAAATAATCTTAGACATATCGTCTTCTTAAACGAAGACCGTATTTTTGGTGTTGCTGAGCCTGAAGAAACTAAATGAGAGTATCCCAAACAGCTTTAACAGCTTTACTTAATAAAAACGCCGTAGAACTTAGATTTCTACGGCGTCGTCCTATTGCCGGCTCACCCCCTACCCGTAGAATGCTTGCAACTAATGATACTTTACTCTTAAATAGTACAGAAGGGAGAGTAGCATTAAATTTTAAACCTGCTTCAGGTAGACTTAAGTTTAATCCTCAACAAAAAGGATTAGTACTGACATGGGATATATTTATGCAAGATTACAGGCTAGTACCTTCAGAATCCGTAGAGGTGGTTAGTGTTATACCGACAACCCCTCCGGATGAGTTCTGGAAATACTTCAGTGAGGTATTAAGTAAGATGTCTGCAACTGATAAACAACAGTTTATGGACAAATAATATGTATGATAATTTAGATAAAGCTATTAAACCTTACTTTCTTAAAGATGTAATATTTTCTTTAAAAAACAAACCCTACAAAAAAGGTAAGCTTATCAATTATCGTTTGTCTGGCTGTTACATTGCTTTTATTGTTAACACTGAAAAAAAGAGAGAAACTTTTGAAGTGCCGTTTCCTTTTGCTCTAGAAGAAAAAAATAATCAAATTATTTTTGATTATCGGCTTGAAACTTTAGCTGAGCAAGATTTTGAATTACTGGTAAATTTAAAATCAACATCGAAAATTAAAAACAGCAAATTTTATAACGCAGTACTTGCAATTAATAAATTGAATTAATTGTAACCTACTCTATTATGTAAGGCTGATGAAACTTACTAAGCCTTTGATAGAGTATTTTCCTGCCGGCTTTACACCAAGGAGCCACCAGGTACAGGGCTTAGAAAAAATAGAAGCCGCTGTCAATAAAGGCGCAAAATTTATTATAGTTCAAGCACCGACTGGTTCAGGTAAGTCGTTTATTAGTAAGACGCTTTCAAATACTACTAATTGCTGTCATAAAGATTATGAGCAGCTAGTATTTAATTACCATGCTTATGACGAAGACTACGCTGGAGCTATAGCGAAGTTGCCGTCTCACGGGCTGTTTGCTCTTACTACCACTAAAGCATTGCAGAATCAGTATAAAGACTTATTTAATGAGTCTTCTATTTTTAAAGGTAAGAGTAATTACCAGTGTGAAGTCGATACTAGCTTTACTACAGAGCACGCTCCGTGTTTGATTGCTCCAGCGCAGAAAAAAGAATGCTGGGATCAACATTGCTGTCCGTACTATGAAGCGCGTAATAGCGCATTAATTGAAAACTTCACGGTACTAAATTACGCTTCATTTTTTAATCTACCTGACCATCTTAAAAAGCGACAAATAATTGTTGCAGACGAATGTTCAGAGCTAGAAGACGAAATAGTAAAATACTACTCAGCTGTTATTGATTACAAGCGATTAACTGTTAATGGAATTGAATATGATAAATTAACTAGTGAAACGCCTGCTAAAGCGCTTGGTTGGTTGACTGATCTTGCTGAGTCTGTAAAAGAAGTTATTGAAGCGCATAAAGGACGCGCTCGATATGAAAATAATAAAATAGAACTTATTAAACAGCAGTTTAGAAAGGACCTTTACGAGTCAATTATTAACATTATTGATCATTGGGATAAAACTCAGTATATAATTGAAAAAGACGTGGAAAAAGCTATCTTTACACCGCTTAAAATTGACACTCTTACACATTGTTTGTTTGATTACGCGGACGTTATTGTATTGATGAGCGCGACTATAGTAGATAAGAATATTTTTGCAAAAACATTAGGTATTAAAGATTTTGAGTATGTTGAGTTTGACTCTACTTTTGATCCTAAGAAGAGCCCTATTTATTGTCATAGCAAATACCCTCTTAATTACAAAACTCTAGATACTCACCTACCTAATGTAGTTGAAATTGCACACACTATCGCTGAAAGTCATAAAGGCGAGAAGGGTATTATACATACTCATTCTTTCAATATTACCCAAGCTGTGCAAAAGAGGCTTAAGGGTAAACGCTTTTTATACAGAGAAGAAGGTACTACTAACGAAACTATTATTAAAGAACACGGCATTCGTAAGGACGATACCGTTCTCGTAAGTCCTTCTCTTACTATGGGTCTAGATCTTAAAGGGGATTTAGGTAAATGGCAAGTTATTATAAAGATGCCGTATCCGTCTTTAGCAAGTAAGAGAATAAAAAAACTCTTCGAAGTAGATCCAAAATGGTATAAAATGAAAATGTTTATCTCTCTTATTCAAGCTTGTGGTCGGTGCACACGAAGTGCAGAGGATGAAAGTATAACCTATATATTAGATGGTGTTTCAGCTAAAACTATTATAGAAAATAGACATATTTTACCTAAACACTTCTTAGACCGTATAATGTAAGTAATAATGTGCAGAAGTATACATTTCACTGGGAAGTAAAGGATTTATTAACCCAATTTTTACAGGCCTTTGACGGGGCTATAGTAAAACGGTATGATAATGCACGCGTTGCTGGTAATAACGTCGCTGTTAGATATGTGTATGCCCCTAAGCAGAGAGTGTTGCATGATTTAGTTAACAAAGCGCAGCATATTACCTTACCGGCTATTTCTTTTTGGATTACAGCTATAAGTAGAGATAATAATAGAGTTTTTAATAAACTTGAAGGGCAATATTGGACTAATACTACTACTTCTGTTTATAATACTAGTTTTTCAGATAAAAACTTACAACCGGTCCCGGTTAACATAGAAGTTAGCGTTAGTATATTAACTAGATTTCAAACAGATATGGATCAAATTCTTAGTAATTTTGTTCCATATAGCGACCCTTATTTTATTATTTCGTGGACAAGAGATGGAATGCCGGGTCTAGAAATACGCTCAGAAGTTTTATGGAGTGGCAGTCTTGCAATGACTTACCCCATTGAACAGCAAAGCACTCAACCGACTCGAGTTATTTGCGACACAAGCTTCACAATTAAGGGGTGGCTATTTAAGTATGATGCAAACCCTGTAGGTAGAATATTTAAAATTGATACAAATTTTTACCCTGTTTCGGGTACACCTACCCCGCAAAATATAGATTATTTAGTCAATCCTGAATTAACTGAATCTTTTACTATTTCAGCTGTTCCTGTTGTAGCGTATAGCTCAACTTGGTTTGCGCCAAGATCTCTATCAGGTACAGTAGAGATATATGGAGATATGTACACCCATACTAATAATGTATATCTCAGCGGTAGTTCAGGTATGTTCGCAAACACAACCACTATTAATCCTTTTTCAGCTTCAACTAGTCTCTCAGCCTCGTACCCAGCCTTAACAGGGGTAGCAGCAGCGCTAGATTATTACGTGGTTAGTGATAATAAAATGACTATAACTTACCAAGCTCCAAGCGCAACAGGCTTTTTTGATATTATAGTTGTTAACGACGCTGGCTATACAAAATTATCAACTGGTTCATATAACCCCAATTTTACCACACAATACCCTTATGTGTCGGGTATACAAGTTGTTTAATTTATGCCTTTAGTAACTCAAGGATTAGTTAATCAATTAGACGCCCAGTATGTACAAAATTCAGGGCAGTTTGTTGATGGACAAAATATAGTGGGTGCGTTTTTACCAGACACTGTTGATTCAGCAGGGTGGTATGGTATTGACGGGTATGATTGTATTCTTAAATACGATGCTTTATATGATAAACCGGCTTTTCGGTTTAAAACTGGGGTTTTAACACCAAGAAATATTTTAAATTATCTTAATTATACAAATTTAACCGTATTAATTTGCGCACGCCGAGGTGGCCCGGCTTGGAACAATACATGGATGGGGCTGTATAGTTCATGGTATAATTATAACAGATGCGGAGCTACAATATTAGCTATAACTGATAATAATAATGATTTAAGCTTTACTAACTGGGGTACTTATGGCGGAACAGTAACTACTCAATCTACTAGCGCAATGGAGCTGGATAAGCCTTAT